GGTAAACCTGTAGGTGGATCAACAACTGTAAATGGTCAAACCGTTTCCAAGTTCCAACTTGTAAACTATCTTATTGACAATATTGCTACAGTTCGTAAGGATTGTATTGTTTTTGGTTCACCAGATGATGCACTTGTTACTGCAAATCCTGGTTCTGAAGCACAATCAATTGTAAACTGGAGAGGTGCTGTTACAGATACAACTTATGCAGTACTTGATTCTGGTTATAAGTACATGTATGATCGCTATAATGACGTATACCGCTATGTACCAATGAATGGTGATATTGCTGGTCTCTGCGCTCGTACCGATCAAACAAATGATGCATGGTGGTCTCCTGCTGGTCTGACTCGTGGTCAAATCAAGAACGTCGTAAAGCTTCGTTTCAATCCAAATCAAGCTGAACGTGATCTTCTTTATACCAATGCAGTTAACCCAGTGGTATCTTTTGCCGGTCAAGGTACAATCCTTTATGGTGATAGAACTGCTACATCTAAGCCTTCCGCATTTGATAGAATCAATGTTCGTAGACTATTCATTGTTCTAGAAAAAGCAATCTCTCAAGTTGCTAAGACAACTCTATTTGAGTTCAATGATGATTTCACAAGAACTCAATTTAGAAATATTATCAATCCTTATCTACGTGATGTTCAGGGACGTAGAGGTATCACAGACTTCCTAGTGGTTTGTGACTCAACAAATAACACTCCTGAAGTGATCGACCGTAATGAGTTTCGTGGTGATATCTACATCAAGCCAAATCGTTCTATCAACTTCATCCAACTAAACTTTGTGGCTGTTAGAACTGGTGTAGAATTTAGCACAATCATTGGTCGCTCATAATAAATAAAGAAAAAAGGAGTTAAAAAATGTCTTTTAATATTAATAACTTTAAATCATTTGGATTACAGGAAGGGGGTGCTCGTCCCTCTCTATTCCAAGTGGAACTAAGACCACCTTTTTCTGATCCTGCAACTTCAAAATTTATTTTTACTTGTCGTGCAACTTCTGTTCCTGCATCTACAATAGCACCCATTGAAGTTCCATATTTTGGCAGAAAAATCAAATTAGCCGGTGACAGAACATTTGCTGATTGGTCAGTAACAATAATGAATGATGAAGATTTTAAAGTGCGTGATATGTTTGAAAGATGGTCAGCACTTATAAATACCCATGAAACCAACATTAAAATTTCAGCATTAAACTCATATAAAGCTTCTGATGCTGTTGTTACACAATTTGGTAAAAAAGGAAGTGGTCAAATTCTTCGTCAATATCAAATGATTGGTTTATTTCCAGTTGAAATTTCAGCAATGGATCTTGATTGGGATGCAACAAATACTATCCAAACTTTTAATGTAACATTTGCCTATGATTATTATATACCATACCAAGGTAATCAATCTGTTAATCCTCTAGGTCCTACAGCAGGTAATGGCGCTGGTGTTGGAGCTGGTATTGCTCCTGCACCCGACAGACAAGCACAATAATATATAAGGTGGGGAGGGAAACTTCCCCACTCTATATTTTGTAACTGATTCAAGAAAGTATACATATGCGTCTTTTTGGTTTTGAGTTTGTTCGTTCTACGCCTAATGATATTGCACCTTCTTTTGCACCAAAAGAGGTTGATGATGGTGCTGTTATCGTTGCGGCTGGTGGTGCATATGGGACGTATATAGATCTTGATGGTACCGTTCGTACTGAAGCTGAATTAGTTACAAAATATAGAGAAATGGCACTTCAACCAGAAATTGATGCTGCAGTTGATGAAATAGTTAATGAATCTATTTCTATTGATGAGGATGATATTGTCAATATTGTTCTTGACAATCTTGAAGTCACAGAAAAAACCAAAAAAGCTATTCGTGAAGAGTTTAAAAATATTCTTAATATTCTGAACTTTCAAAAAAGAGCATATGAAATCTACCGTAGATGGTATATTGATGGTAGACTTTATTACCATATTTTAATAGATGAAAAAGATGTTAAGTCTGGCATCAAAGAACTTAGATATGTTGATCCCCGAAAGATTAGAAAAATCCGTGAAGTAGGTAAACGAAGAGTGCCTGGTGGAATAAGTAGTGACGCAGTTATTCCTAGAGTTCAGAATGAATACTTTATCTTTAATGATAAAGGTTTCAACTACGGTAATAAAGTAGTAGGACCAACAACTGCTGGTCTTAAGATTGCCAAAGACTCTATTGTGCATGTGACTTCAGGTCTTACGGATACTCAGGGAACTATGGTTCTCTCATATCTTCATAAAGCAATCAAAGCACTCAATCAGCTCAGAACACTTGAAGATGCTCTAGTCATTTACCGATTAGCTCGTGCCCCAGAAAGAAGAATCTGGTACATCGACGTAGGTAATCTACCAAAGATGAAAGCAGAACAATACGTTCGTGATATTATGATCAAGCACAAGAATAGACTGATCTATGATGCTGCTTCTGGTGAAGTGCGTGACGATCGCAAGTTTATGTGCTATGCAATGGATACAAAGATTCCACTACTTGATGGTAGAACCTTAGAACTACAAGAAATTATTGAAGAATATAAACAAGGTAAAACCAACTGGGTTTATTCTTGTGATCCTGTAACTGGTAAGTTTTATCCAGGTCCTGTTTCCTGGGCAGGTATTACAAAGACAAATGCTGAAGTTGTAAGAGTAACCTTTGATAATGGTAAATCAGTTGTCTGCACTCCTGACCATAAGTTTCCAGTTTGGGGTAAAGGTTTTGTGGAAGCCCAACATCTTACCCCAGAAGATTCTATCATTCCTGGTTATAGAAGATTTACTAAAGATTCAAATAATACTTCTGTAGAATATGAACAAATCTACAAGAATGAAACTGGTAAGTGGGAGTTTACACATCGTGAAGTAGCATCTTGGAAAAAAGAAGTAAATCTACACGAAGAACTTACCTATGATGATTCATATACACTTGCTAATAAATCTGTAATCCATCACAGAGATTATAATGGCAGAAATAATAATCCAGAAAATCTAGTATATATGAATCATAAAGATCATATGTTACTACACAAAAATGAACAAAATGTTGAATATCCTGTTTCAATCATCAATCATATTCTTGAATCAGTTAAGTCAGGGAATATTAATACAGATCTTATTCTAGAAAATATTAATATGAATGAAACACTTATGGCTGAATGGGAAAATCTTAACCATTCCAAGCATGCAAAAAATAAAACATTTTTCACCTTTACATATAAAGATCTAAGCAGAATCTGCAAATCTTTTGGATTTAAAGGTTGGAGAGATTTTAGAAATAACTATGAACCATATACAAGAAATCCATGGGGTGGCATAAGAAAAGCCAAATCAGTCCGTGGTAGCATTGAATGGAGAGAAAGTCTTTCTGAAAGTGCAAAGAATAGAACTAAAGTGTCATGCAAGTCTTGGAAAATCACACTTCCAAGTGGTGAAACTGAAATCATTGAAAATCTAAATTCTTATTGCAGAGATAATAACCTAAATAGATCTAATATTAAAGGACAGTTTGGTTCAAAAGGTTATCATGCTGAACAATTAAGAAATCATAGAATTGTATCAGTAGAAAAACTAGATGAAAGAATGGTTGTAGGTTCAATGTCTATTGACACCGAAGAAACTTATCATAGTCATCACACTTATCTACTAGATGCAGGTGTTTATACCAAGAATACTATGCTTGAGGATTATTGGCTACCCAGAAGAGAAGGTGGTAAAGGAACTGAAGTTACTACACTCCCAGGTGGTCAAACTCTTGGCGAAATGGATGACGTTTTATACTTCCAAAAGAAACTTTACGGTACATTAAACGTACCAGTCAATAGACTTAATTCAGATGCTTTATTCTCAATTGGTAGAGCAACAGAAGTTACTCGTGATGAAGTTAAGTTCTCTAAATTTGTAAATAGACTTAGAGGTAGATTTGCTCATCTATTTACTTCCTTACTTGAAAAGCAACTAGTCCTTAAAGGTATTATGTCTATTGAGGATTGGAATAATATTGCACCAGATATCAGATATGATTTTGCTAGAGATAACTACTTCACTGAACTCAAAGATGCTGACGTTCTTCAAAATAGAATCCAACTATATTCTGCATTTGATCAAAATCAACTTATTGGTAAATACTTCTCACATGAATACGTGAGAAAGAATGTATTTAAGCAGTCCGATGATAAGATTGAAGAAATGGATGAGGAGATTGCAGAGGAAGAAAAAGATCCTCGTTGGAATATGAGTCAACTTGAACCTGGAGCAGATGATTTTACTCAACCAGGAGATGATCAAGGTCAAGGATCAGCACCACAAGATGAACCGCAAGATGATGATAAGAATAAAATAGTTGATGCTCAAAAGACCGTAGATCGTTTAAGTAAACTTTCAAAACGATCCATACAAGATGAATCAAAATATAGATCAGCTATACAGATTTTAGCTAGAAATAAAGGTGGAGATAAATAATGCCAGATATTAGTGATTTAATTGTGCACAGCATTAATCAGAAACCAGCAGACTTTGAAGCAGCTTTTAATGATGTTATTGCATCCAGAATAGCTTCTGCTGTTGATGTTAAAAAAGTTGAAATAGCTCAAAGTATGTTTGGTACAAATCAGCAAGAAATAGAAGATTTAGAGGACGAAGAAGATGGCGAAACCACTGAGTGACATCCTCAAAGGTGTCAAAACATCTAAGATAGAACCAGGTTCTACTGGTAAAAGACCTGGTGTGGATTACGCACCTAAGTCTAAAGGCGATCAAGACTTTGTAGCAAAGCATAAGACTGAAAAGCATGCCGACCGTGTTGGTAATGAGGATAATGTTTATAAGGGAACTACAAAGTACGCACTAGATAAAGCATCCGAAAATAAACATGGTTATGATGAAGATGGTTCTATAAAAGTATATGAATCAGTTGTTTCGGAAACAACTGAAGTTCATGGATTTAGAGCTCTAGTGTCTAGGGATAATGAACCAAATAAACGTGTACGTTTTCATGTCAAAACAAACTCTGTAAAGGATGGGCATGAAATTGCTGCTAAGCATCTTGAAAGTAAAGGGTATAAAGTTCATTTAACACAGCATATTGGTAAAATCAATCCTCTTTTTGGTAAACCTGTAAATGAAGAAGCTCTTGATGAAGCAACTGTTAAGCAAATCAATGATC